TTATTGGAACTTCTTACTGTCGTTCAAGAACTATCGCTTGTACTAAAGATGAGTATGAGAGATTAGAACAATGGCGAGTTGCTAAATCTCAATTAGTATCAACACACCAAAAGTGGATTGATAGTATTCAAAAACAATGTGATGAGTTGAAGATTGGATTGAAAGCATACAAATACATGAGTGAGGCGATTGAGTTAGCTGACGCACTTGGTATCAAAGTTGATGAGGCAGAACTGATTAGAACTAACTCAACAGGTTTGACAATCTATAATCCAACTAATCTTGCTGAAAGAATTAAAGGCATGAAAAATAAATTCATGTCAAGAGAGGCTAAAATTTTAGCAAGACAAAAATATGAACAATCTGTAAATTAATGTTTGACAATGGGACTATCCTATGCGATAGTCCCATACATAACAGAAAGGAATAATATGATACACAATAAAACATTTAGAATAACATTTACAAAATCAACAGGCGAAACTGTGACAAGGTTTGGTCAATGGACAGAAAAATGTAGATACTGGACAAGTAAACTTGGCGAGGCTTTAATAACTTATTATGACCTAGACCAAAAAGGATATAGGACTGCCAAAGGCAAATGGGAAGTGAGGTATTAATGACCTCACATGTTTGGTGCCATGGTCCAAGTTGCCATACAAATCACACAGTCGACCGAGTGCGAGGTAGCAAGGGCAATAAAGTTTTAAGAACTAGAAAGGTACAATTTAATCCAGAATATGTGAACATGTATTCTTATTTTTGTAGTAATGGTTGTTACAATGATTTTGCAAATAAATATATTGAACAAGTCATTGCGATTGCACCCAGACGAGAGCCATTGGAAACACCAATCGAGGACCCAGAAAAAACTAAACACACAACTAGTTGGGGACATACTTATTACGACACAAGGATAAGAGAACGAGAGGTGTGACAACTTTATCCATGGATCATGCCTCATGGTCCATGGTACAAACCTTTATTAACAGAAAGGAATAATATGAACAAACAAATCAAAAAAGAGTTTTTGCCAGGTGGTTCAAGAAGGCAAGAACTATTAGACCAGGTTCCAGAATATTTAAAAGCACCTGGACTACAAGCAAACAAACATATGTTTTGTATTGATATACTTAAGATGACTGAAACAGAATATCTTGAGGCATTAAACAAAGCAACTAATGGAGAAGTGGAGAGATCATTATGGAACTAAAACAATCAATAGAATACAATGGCAAAAAAATTAAGATGCCATTTGAAATCTACCCAGAGTTTTTAAATGATAAAGAGGTAGAGGCGTCTAATCATTTTAGTGGTGAGAGTATAACTCTACCACAGTTTGCTAAGGCTGTTCGTGATGCAATCCTTGGAGCAGAGTTACTAGGTGACTATCCTAAAGTACGTAAGGGATTGAACTGGTTTAGACAACACTTTGCTAAACAATACATGGTTCTGTTAGACTAGATGTCATGAGCCAGGGGTCAAGCCCCTGGCTCCTAGTTATCTAATAGAGGTACCAACACCAATCCAAAATTTGCAAATCTTTTTTTATTAATATATACATACACAAAAAGGGGTCCCTACAGGTGCGACATTTTGCGGAGTTTTGGATACTTAAAGACGTAAAATACTTATCGGGGTCAAAAACGTATGTATAAAAATTTTTTAGAAAATTTTTTCGAATGACATTATGAAAATAGACATAGAAAAGTTAAAGAAGTTTGAAAAGCTACCACCTGATGTAAAAAGAGAACTATCTCTTGTCATGGCTAAATGGAAAGAAAAGAAAAAACAAGCGGATATTAAAAATGATTTCATGGCTTTTGTAAAACATGTTTGGCCAGATTTTGTAGAAGGATCTCATCATAAACAAGTTGCTAAAAAATTTAATGATATTGCAAATGGAAAAGTAAAACGTGTTATTATTAATATGGCACCTAGACATACTAAATCTGAGTTTGCATCTTATTTGCTTCCTGCGTGGATGGTTGGAAGAAATCCTAAATTAAAAATTATTCAATCAACTAACACAACTGAACTCTCTGTACGTTTTGGTCGTAAAGCAAAACAACTTATGGATTCACCTGAGTACAAAGAGGTATTTCAAACAAGACTTAAAGAAGATTCACAAGCTGCTGGTAAATGGGAAACACAACAAGGTGGTGAGTATTATGCTGCCGGTGTTGGATCTGCAATTACTGGACGGGGTGCCGACCTATTAATTATTGATGACCCGCACACTGAACAAGATGCAATGAATGCACAAGCTTTAGATAGAACTTATGAATGGTATACATCTGGTCCACGTCAACGTTTGCAACCGGGCGGAACAATTGTAATCGTAATGACAAGATGGAATGAAAAAGATTTAGCAGGTAGATTAATTAAAGCACAAAAAGAACCTAAAGCAGATCAGTGGGAAGTTATAGAATTTCCTGCAATCCTTCCAACAGGAAAACCTTTGTGGCCTGAATACTGGAACATAAAAGATTTAGAAGCGGTACGTGCATCAATTCCATTATCAAAATGGAATGCACAGTACATGCAAAATCCAACCGGTGAAGAAGGCGCGTTGATTAAAAGAGAGTGGTGGCAAGACTATGAAGATGAATTACCTCCATTGCAACATGTTATACAATCTTACGATACCGCTTTTATGAAAAAAGAAACAGCCGACTATTCTGCTATTACTACTTGGGGCGTATTCACTCCATCTGAAGACTCTGGACCCTGTCTCCTGTTGCTTGATGCCGTAAAAGGTCGGTACGAGTTCCCGGAACTAAGAAGAGTTGCATTAGAGCAATACGGCTACTGGAATCCGGAAACAGTTATTATAGAATCAAAAGCATCAGGATTACCATTAACTTACGAGTTGCGTAAAGCTGGGATTCCTGTTATAAACTTCTCACCCTCAAAAGGTAACGATAAACATACGAGGGTCAACAGTGTCTCTCCGCTGTTTGAGTCAGGGAGAATATGGGCGCCCAAAAATATGGAGTTTGCACAAGAGGTGATTGAAGAATGTGCAGCTTTCCCATACGGAGACCACGACGATTTAGTGGACTCAATGACTCAGGCGGTAATGAGATTTAGGCAAGGTGGTTTGATTCAACACCCAGAAGACTATGAGGATGAACCAGTGCCACAGAAACAAAGGACTTATTATTGATGCTTAAACGATTAGAAGCTCTACAAAAATTTTTACAATCTTTAAACAGTTTAAGACAACAAGGTCTAATTAAAACTGTTGATCAAGCTGTAGCTTTTGCCAAACAAGAGTTTGGTGAAGTAAATGATTTATTTAAAAGACAGATCGAACAAATATTTAAAGGAACAACACCTAAAGCTCCACCTCCAGGTGGCGGCGGTATTACTTCTATTAAGAACGCACCGAAAAAAGAGACCACGCCTCAGGCATCAGGAGTAGAACCAGTAAATCCATACAGACCTAAAAAAGGTTTAGACCCTGTAGAAGGACTGACCAGAACAATTGCCAGATCTATTTTAAATAAAAAAGGAATTCAAGTACCTGAAAGAGCAGATCCAATAACAGTTTTAGAAGATAACTTTGGTGGAGATGTTTTAATGGATGCTAAGGATGTAGCTGAAGAATTAATTGAATTAGAAAGAAGGGGTATATCAACTAAAAGTATTGATGAAGTTTTAGAACAGGCAGGTATGTTTGATATTAAAATTAATAAAGATGCACCTAAAGGAATGACAGATGATGAGTTAATTAAAAAATTAACAGATGATGTTGATGAAGCATATGGTGTTGATGCAGACATGAAAAGAGAACTTGATAAACTTAATAATAAATATCAAGGTGAAGAGTTTGATAGACTTTATGATGATTATTTATATTACAAAAATGAAGAAGGAAATTTTACAGGTTCATTTGAAGACTTTATAAAAGCAAGAAGAAAAGCGGGTTCATTAGATGCAGAAATGATTAGATTAAAAGAACAAGAAGATATTGATAAAGCAATTGAACAAGAAGACATATTATTGGATTTTGATCCGAAGGGTAGAAAACCAAATGCATTTGGTGGATTTAACAGAGTAGGTTATGCAGAAGGACCTGAAAACCCTAAAAAGAAAAAAGGAATTATAAAAGCTATTAAAAAAATTCCTAGGCTTGGAAAATTAGTTGGTGGGTTAGAAACTATAATGAGTAAGTTTGGTCCAGATGCAATCGGTACCTTAGAAGATTTTTATAAAAAAGGTAAATTAAAATTAGATCCAAACGTTAAAAAATATCAAGATGATAAAAAAGCTGTATTTGATTTTCAAAAAAGACAGTTAGATAAAACAGAAGCTGATGCCAACAGAGAAATGAGAAAAGGTAAGTTTACGGCTGCGGAAGTATTACTTCAAAGATTAAAAAATACTTTAAAAAATGAAAAGGATCCATACGTTCAAGAAACCTTTCCTAACTTTATAAAAGAAATAGAAGCTAATCCAAAATTAGCTGAAGATCCAAAAGTTCAAGAAGCATTTGGATTAAGGGACTTACCTGAAAATCAAAGACTTGTTGAATATGATGATGGTACTTTTGATTTCTATACCCAAGGTTCTAAAAAAGGAATGGGTAGTGTTAAAGCATTAGCTGATGAGTTTGGTATTTCTATGGAAGAAGCTATGAAAATAAAAACAATGGAACCTGAAGATCAGATATTAGAAATTGAAAGAAGAAGAGCATTAAACAAAAGAAAATTAAACGCTGAAGGTGGCCTAAATTATTTGATGGGGATGTAATGAAGATAGGCGAATACAATCAAATGATGGCCTATCTAACCCGTAAGTCATTTAAAGAAGGAACTCCTGATACATCAAAACCCAAACCAAAACCTTTAACCGAAGATTTTTTTAAAGAAAAAGCAGATCTGTATATCAAAGGTTTGATTGGTGGGTTTCCTCAAGATGAAATGCTTTTAAAGCTACAAGGTATTTTAGATAAAGCAGTTGAACAAGGACTCGTAAAACCTGAAGAAGGGGTAAATTATTTTAGAAACAGGAAACAGGAACTATTAGATTTTGCAAAAGAAAATCCTGGTCAAACTTTACCAGAACTAACTAGAGAAAATTTTGCAATCGGTGGAGGAATTATCGAAGGTGAAAATCTTGGAACACGTGAAGGTTTCGGAGCACCTGAAGCAAAAAAATATTTAGAAAGTTTAGATCCAGGAACAACAGTTAATACTTATGAAATAGGTAAAAAATTTGATACAAGTCCTGGAACGGTTAGAGGACAAGTACAAAGAAATTTTCCAGAATTAAATTTACAAACTAAAGAAGAAGCTGCAGCTAAAGCAAAAGATGTAAGAAGAGCACAATACACACAAAAAAAATCTGACGTTCCAATTATACAATCTGAAGTTAGGGGTTCAGGTAAACAAGCTAGAACTAAAGGAAGAAATATAACTGGTGTTACATTTCCAACAGAAGAACAAGAAAACAAATATATTAAATATTTAGAAGACAGATACTCAGACGTAAAAGGAAGAAAAGGTCCTAGTAACGCCGAACTTGCAGTTGAATTTTATGGAGAATCCACTCCAGCTAATATAGCTAAAATAGAAAAAATAAATCAATATTTTAAAAAAAATTTAAAACTAGATTTCAAACCAGCACCTGAAGATGAAGTAAGTAAAAAAAGAAAAAGAAGATTAGATATAGTTCAAGGTGGTCGATCTCTTAAAGGAACTGATGAAGTTCCTTTTCATCACATTATGAATATTGGTGGAGAGGTTCCTTTAACTACAAAAGATGTAGCCTTTATTACTAAAAAAATGAATTCTGATTTAGCTCCATATAATACAAGATTAAATGACATTGCAGATGCAATAAGTAATCAGTTAAACAATCAAGAACCTGGATACCTAAAAAGAATTGACGAATTAAATAATCAAGCAGAACAAATAATTGAAGGTGTAAAAACAAAACTTCCTAAAAAATATCAAGGTTATATTGGATTTAATAGATTAGATCCTATTTTAGATGAATATGGTACTCCAGTGAGATTAAATGTTACAAGAGTTGGAGTAGATGATTCAAAATCTTTAGCTGGTAAAAAAGGTTCTGCGATACCACTTGAAACATTAACGCAATCTAAAATAGATCAATTCAATACTAAAGTAGATCAAACATTTAATAAAATGACTGAAGTGTTTAAAGATCCAAAATTTAAATCTGTATTACAAAACTCAGGACTTACTTTAAGAAGTTTAGGCCAATTAAGACAAAGAAATATTCCTGGATTTATAGACACCATGAAAAAATTAATAAATAAAAATCCTGAACTTAGAGCTGAGTTAGGAAATGACTACGCTGATATAGAAAACATGTATGCATCCGCTGCTACAATGAGTGACGTATCTCCTGTTAAAAAAGAAACTAATACAGGTATACCTGAAGAAGCCATTGCAACAGGAACAGTTGGAGCAGTTAGATATGGACCACAACTTTTAAATCTTTTAAAAAATGTAGGAGCACAAACTATAAAACCTATTGTGAGTCCTTTGGCTGCAGCAACATTTGCAGGAAGTGAACTTTATAACATAAATCCATTTAGTGAAAACTTCGGACAGTATAAAGAAGATGGAAGTTTGTCTGCTGCAGGAATGCAAATGTTTTATCCAGAAATATTTAAACAATTTGGGTCTAAATTAAAAAGTGCACAAGGTGTTTATGATAGATTATTAAATTTAGGTTTTCCTGTAAAAGATGCTGCGAAAGTTGCTAGAGGATTTACAGGTTTAGGTTCTTTAATGATTGGTGGAGATATAGTGTCTGGATTAAAAGAAAGAATTGGTCCTAGTCAACGTGGCCCACTAACAGAACAAGAATTATTAGAGATGAGAGGCAAAGAAACTTACATGGGTAATATTGCTGATACTTTTGATAAGGCTTATCAAACACGTACTAATTTTGCAGAAGGACCCGAAGATCCAAGTAAAAGAAAATTTATGAAGATTATGGGTGGTCTTGCATCACTACCTATTGTTGGAAGATTTTTTGATGTTGCACAAGTTGCAGAGAAAGCTGCACCTGCTGTAGTTGAAACTTTTAAAAATGCTCCTGCACATTTTGTAGGTTTAGTAAATAAAATTAGAGCACTTGGAAAAATAGTAGAACCTGAAAAATTAATGCCATCTGATCAAAAAAGATATTCAAATGTATATGACTATGGAGATTATAGAATGTATGAAGGAAAAGATGGACAAATAGAAATTGCAAAAGATAGATTTATGGCTACAGATTATGGTGATGCAAAAGTATCTGAAGAATATATGTCATATAATCCAAAGTCTCCAAAAATTAAAAAAGGTAAATTGACTGGTGAAACTGAACCGGAATATGATGAGTACACAGCTTATGCAGATCAGGATGGTAAAATGAAAGATGTTTATGATGGTGTTGAACCAAACACTATGGATGATGGAATCTATTCAAAAGAGGAATTAGAACAATTGATAATAGAGCAAATAGAAAACGATCTTAAAAAGGGTAAAAAGTAATGTATTCAAAAGGAAAGAAGAGTGGCCCGCCACCAAAGTCAGGACCTAGCTCACAAGGCTTGAATATTTCATATAATACTGTTAAGGTAGTAAAACATACGGAGAAAATAAATGGCAGACATAGACAAGGCTCTACCAAACGAGCCAAGAAAAGAATTTGAAATACCTGGTGAAGAAGAAATTCAAGAACAGGTAGTTGAAGAAGTAGAACAAACACAAGAGTCACCTGATGATGTAGAAGTCACAGAGAACGAAGATGGATCTGTTGATATTAATTTAGATCCAGCTGCAGCTACACCTGAAGGTGGTGATGAGCATTATACAAACCTTGCTGACTTTTTACCAGATGATGTTTTAGGTGCATTAGGTTCAGACTTAAATCAAAAATATATGGACTACTCAATGTCCAGAAAAGATTGGGAAAGAACTTATACACAAGGTTTAGATTTATTAGGTTTTAAATACGATCAAAGAACAGAACCTTTTCAAGGAGCATCTGGTGCAACTCACCCTGTTCTTGCAGAAGCGGTTACACAATTTCAAGCGTTAGCGTATAAAGAATTGCTTCCTTCAGATGGACCAGTAAGAACACAAATTATTGGATTACAAACTCCAGAAAAAGTTCAACAGGCAGCACGTGTTAAAGATTTCATGAACTATCAAATCATGGATCAAATGAAAGAGTATGAACCTGAATTTGATTCTATGTTATTTCATCTTCCACTAGCGGGATCAACTTTTAAAAAAGTTTATTATGATGAAGTAGAAGGTAGAGCGGTATCAAAATTTGTACCGGCTGATGACTTAGTGGTTCCGTATACGGCTACCTCATTAGACGATGCGGAAGCAGTCATCCACAAAGTAAAAATTTCTGAAAACGAATTAAGAAAACAACAAGTAGCAGGATTCTATAGAGATATAGATTTAGCTGCACCTCAAGATAAAGAATCTGAAGTTGAGAAAAAGGAAAGAGAATTAGAAGGAGTAACTAAAACTAAGAATGATGACTTATATACTCTTCTAGAATGTCACGTGAATTTAGATATCGAAGGTTTTGAAGATGTCAATCCCGAGACTGGTGAGCCGTCAGGAATTAAACTTCCATACATTGTAACTCTTGAAGAAGGTTCAAGAGAAATTTTATCTATTAGAAGAAACTACGAAGCAGGTGATCCTCAAAAGAAAAAAGTAAATTATTTTGTACACTTTAAATTTTTACCGGGTTTAGGGTTTTATGGTTTCGGTCTAATCCACATGATTGGTGGACTGTCTAGAACAGCGACCGCAGCTTTAAGACAGCTCTTAGATGCGGGAACGTTATCTAATCTGCCAGCTGGTTTTAAAATGAGAGGAATAAGAATTAGAGATGATGCACAATCAATTCAACCGGGAGAGTTTAGAGATGTCGATGCACCTGGTGGAAATTTAAGAGACTCATTTATGATGCTTCCATTTAAAGAACCAAGTCAAACTTTATTGGCTCTAATGGGTGTAGTCGTATCTGCCGGTCAAAGATTTGCATCAATTGCTGATATGCAAGTTGGTGATGGTAATCAACAAGCAGCAGTTGGAACTACAGTTGCTTTACTTGAAAGAGGAAGCAGAACAATGTCAGCTATCCACAAAAGAATTTACTCAGCTCTTAAGAATGAATTCAAACTTATGGCTAGAGTATTCAAGTTATATCTACCACAACAATATCCGTATGATGTAGTTGGGGGCCAAAGAATGATAATGCAATCTGACTTTGATGATAGAGTAGATATATTGCCAGTTGCTGACCCCAACATATTTTCTCAAACACAGCGTATTTCCCTAGCGCAAACGGAACTCCAACTGGCAACTTCAAATCCACAAATGCATAACATGTATCAAGCGTACAGAAACATGTATGAAGCTTTAGGTGTAAAAAATATTGATAGTGTTTTAATTAAACCGATGCAGCCTATGCCAAAAGATCCTGCATTAGAACACATTGATGCATTAGGAGGCAGACAGTTTCAAGCTTTTCCAGGTCAAGATCATAGATCACACATCACTGCACACTTAAATTTTATGGCAACGAACATTGCAAGAAATAATCCAATGGTTATGGCAAGTTTAGAGAAAAATATTTTTGAACATATTTCTTTAATGGCTCAAGAACAAGTTGAATTAGAGTACAGAGATGAAATGCAACAGTTACAACAGATACAAATGATGATGCAACAGAATCCACAGATGGCTCAACAGATGCAAATGCAAGCAATGCAGATTCAACAAAAGATTGAAGCAAGAAAAGCACAACTAATTGCTGAGATGATGGAAGAATTTATGAATGAAGAGAAGAAAATTACTTCACAATTCGATAATGATCCAATTGCAAAACTAAGATCAAGAGAATTAGACCTTAGAGCAATGGAAAATGATAGAAAAGAACGTGAAGGTAAGGAGAGAATGGATCTTGATAAGATGAAAGCAATGATGAATCAACAAAATCAAGATGAAAAACTAGAACAGAACGAAGAATTAGCAAAATTAAGAGCTGATACTTCAATTGAAAAGACAATTTTATCAAAAACTATTCCAAATGTTGATTCAATGATGAAAAATCAAGATGCAATGATGCCAAAAGTTAAAATTTTTAGAGGTGGAAACGAATAATGTGGTTTGGTGCAATAAAATTAGCCGTTCAAGCTGGTTCTCACATTTTTAAGAACCGTCAGAAGACAAAAATGTTGATGGCAGACGCACAAATGCGTCATGCAGAGAAAATGGCAAACGGAGAAGCTGAATATCAAGGTAAATTATTAGAAGCAAGGCAATCGGACTGGAAAGACGAATTTATTTTGATTTTACTTTCGGCTCCAATTGCGTTATTATCGTGGGCAGTGTTTTCGGATGACCCGGCAGCTATGGAAAAGATGCAATTGTTCTTCGAATATTTTTCACAGCTACCATTTTGGTACCAAACAATTTTTGTAGGTGTCATAGCATCTGTATACGGATTAAAAGCAACTGATTTAATAAAGAGGAAATAATATGGAAAAAACAATAAGTAAAAGTAAGAATCCAGGTCTAGCTAAACTAGCTAAAAAGAAACCAGAACTTGCAAAAAAATTTGGATATGACCCAAATAGAGTAACTGCTAAAAATGGTGGTTGCATGCAAATCAAAGGTTGGGGTAAAGCTAGAAAAAGATAATGAGTTTAAAGGGAACAAATAAAATTTTTAAAAAATTAGAATCTAAAGTACCTTTTAAAAAAGGTCATAAAGTTAAATATGAATCACCTATAAGTAAATTAACTAGAAAACCAAAAACGAAAGGAACTAAAAATGTCTAGTAAAATGCATAAAACTAAATCTGGAAAAATGGCAAAGAAAGGTCTTTGGTATAACATCCAGCAAAAGAAAAAAAGAATTGCTGCAGGTAGTGGTGAGAAAATGAGAAAACCTGGAAGTAAAGGTGCACCAACTGCTAAAGCAATTAAAAAATCACAAAGTAAAGCATAATGGCATCACCAGCGTGGCAAAGAAAAGAAGGTAAATCACCTAGTGGTGGTTTAAATAAAAAAGGCGTTGCATCTTATAGACGTGCTAATCCTGGTTCTAAATTAAAAACTGCAGTTACAACTAAACCATCAAAATTAAAAGCAGGATCTAAAGCTGCGAAAAGACGTAAGTCTTTTTGTGCTAGAATGAAGGGTATGAAGAAGAGATTGACTTCTGCAAAGACTGCAAGGGATCCGGATTCAAGAATTAATAAGTCACTTAGAAAGTGGAATTGCTAATGATTAAAAATTTTAAAGACATAGTTATATTATTAATTACAACAGGTGTTCTAATTTT